CCAGGCGAAGTTATAGTACCAATAACACAAGTTTTAACTCCACCAGTTGCCCCTAGTGTTGTAATTGGCACCAGCATTAATGCTTCGGTTGAAGGCAATCTAACTGTTAGCGGTAATATTATAGCTAGTAATAATATTATTACCAGTGGGAACATTATAACCACTGGTAACATCACTGCTTCTACTGGTAATTTAATTATTAACGGAAACATAATTCCAGGACAAAACGTAGTTTTCAATTTGGGAAATACTACAAATAGATTTCAAGATTTATGGCTTTCGGGTTCGTCTATTAATTTAGGTAATGCTAACATTAGCACTAATCAATCAAACGTAGTTATTACTAACGAAGCCGGTGGAAGTATTATTTTAGCGGGAAATGTTGCACAACGTGCTAACCTAATACTTGGCAATGTTTTTTCAAATGTAACCTACGTAACCGAAGGAGTTCGTTGGGTTGGAAACGGACAATCATTTAGCAGCGATCCTTACAGTAATGTTAATGTCGCAGCCTATCTAAGTGCCGGGTCAACTGTGTCGGGTACCGGTGCTTGGACTCTGCCCGGCGGCACCACTGGAGAAAGACCAGGCACATTGGTTAATGGTATGATTAGGTACAACACTTCAATTAATGGTGGATCAGTTGAAGTCTATGTAGGCGGAGCATGGGTAACAATTGCAAGTGCTAATTATTCGGTTGGATTCGTTATTGTTGCCGGAGGAGGTGGAGGTGGAGGCCGTATTGGAGGCGGCGGTGGAGGTGGTGGCGTCATGATAGGCGGATTGTCGCAACCAGTAACGCTTAGTACAACCTACACCGTGATAGTAGGTGCTGGAGGTCCTGGTGGTAATGGTCCAATTGGCAGCCTCGCAGTAGATGGAACTAACGGAGGAGATTCCAGCGTATTTGGATTTATTGCTCAAGGCGGCGGTGGGGGTGCTGGTACAGACACTAGGGTAGGTAAATCTGGAGGATCAGGCGGAGGCGGCGGCCGCGGCGGTAGGACTCCCACCGCCGCTGGAGGTTCAGCAACACAAACAAGCTCAGGCATAGCAATTGGTTATGGAAATGCCGGAGGATCAAGCGGAAATGGTGCAGACCGTTCAGGCGGTGGTGGTGGTGCAGGTGCTGCTGGTGCAACCGGTTTAGCCAGCGGAAATGGTGGTATTGGTATTAGTAATCCCATTCCGGGCTCAACTGTGGGATCTTTCTCAGGTGGAGCATATTACGTAGGAGCCGGCGGCGGTGGTAGCGCATTTGACGGACCTATAAGAGGATCTGGAGGAATAGGCGGCGGTGGTGATGGTATTACTACAGGTGGTAATTCATTTGTAGGAGGGTCCGGCGTTAGCAATACTGGTGGTGGCGGCGGTGGTGGCGGTTACACCTCTGAACCAGGATCAGCAGGCGGTGCCGGTGGTAGCGGAGTAGTTATAATCTATTATGCAAGTACAACTCAACGTGGTTCAGGCGGTACAGTAACTTCATTTGTGTCGGGCCCTACAACATTTTGGTTACATACTTATACAAACACTGGAACTTTTTCCTTCACAGCGTAAAATAAATACATTTATGGCCATTACTAGATACCGAGGTTTCAGCACTATAAATCAATACAAAAAATTCAGATTAACTGATTTGGAATTGATAAAACGTGATTTACTTAACACTTTTTCTATTAGAAAAGGTGAAAAATTAATGAATCCAAATTTTGGCAGCATAATTTGGAATGTACTATTCGAACCCTTAACTGCAGATGTCAAAGCACTTGTAGTTGCTGATATTCAACGTGTCGTCAGCTATGATCCAAGAATTAGAGTTGATAATGTTCTTGTGGATCAATTTGAATATGGCCTACAAATTCAAATTGAACTAACTTTCCTGCCCGACAATCTCAGTGATGTACTAGCAATACAATTTGATCGCGATAGTAATAGTTTAGCAGCCACATAAAAGTACCATATAAATTTCCAGATAAATATTAAACAATAGGTATCAAATATGGCAATTACTACAAGGCAAACAAGTTTATTAGTTCAACAAGATTGGACTAAAATTTATCAAACTTTCAGAGAAGCTGATTTTCAAAGTTTTGACTACGAAACTTTGCGAAAATCAATGATCGAATATCTGCGCACTTACTATCCAGAAGATTTCAACGATTTTACAGACAGTTCAGAATACATTGCCCTTATTGACTTAATTGCCTTCTTAGGACAAAGCTTGGCGTTTAGAACTGACTTAAACGCTAGAGAAAATTTTATTGATACTGCAGAACGTAGAGATAGCATTTTAAAACTGGCAAGATTAGTTAGTTATAATCCCAAACGTAGTATCCCAGCATCAGGATTTTTGAAATTTGACAGTGTAAGCACAACAGAAACTATATTTGACACAACTGGTATTAATCTAAGCAACACCATTGTAAATTGGAACGATAGTGCAAATGAAAACTGGTTGGAACAATTCACAACAATCCTAAATTTAGCATTGGTACCATCGCAAGCTGTTGGCAAACCAGCATCATCAAAAACTTTAAACAATGTTAAAGTAGATGAATATACAGTATCTACATTGTCTGGCCTGATACCAACTTATCCATTTTCAGCAGCAGTATCTGGAGTAAATTATCCATTTGAAATTGTAAGCGCCACAAGTTTAAATCAAGAATATATTTACGAAGCTGCACCTATACCCGGCGGCAATTTTAATATTTTATATAAAAACGATAATCAAGGAAATGCAAGCAATAATACAGGTTTCTTTTTCTTTTTTAAACAAGGAAGCCTAAACAATCTTGACTTTGTTATAACAGAAAATTTACCAAATAGAATTGTTAATATCAACTTTGACAACATTAATAATACAGATGTGTGGTTGTACAGTCTTTCATCTAATGGATCCTTGGATACAATTTGGACACAGGTTCCTGCAGTAAATGGAATAAATGTAATTTACAACAACACTGCAGAGAGAAATCTGTATAGCGTTGCATCAAGAGCAAATGATCAAATTGATTTAGTTTTTGGTGATGGCAGTTTTACTAACTCTCCAGTTGGCAATTTTAGAGTTTATTATAGAACTGGAAACAATTTAACATACAAAATTACTCCTGACGAAATGTCTGGAATAACAATCAGTATTCCTTATAGAGGTCGTACAGGTAGAGCAGAAACATTAACTGTCAGAGCAAGCCTGCAATATACAGTATCAAATGCTATATCAAGAGAATCATTAGACAGCATCAGAACAAATGCTCCTCAACAGTACTATACACAAAATCGTATGGTCACCGGCGAGGATTATAATGTATTGCCTTTCACTACATTTAGTAATATCTTAAAATTAAAAGCTGTGAATAGGACAAGTTCTGGAACAAGTAGATATCTTGATGTCATTGATACCACAGGAAAATACTCAAGCACAAATATTTTTGCCGAAGACGGAATAATTTACAAAGATACATCTTATGCAGAAACAGAATATTTCCAATTTACTAGCAGTATTGAAGTAAATTCAATTGTCAGAAATGTGTTGAAGCCATTGATTGCTAGTAAAACCAGTAGTCATCTTTATTATGATAGTGCAACTAGATCAAGTCCAATTGGTGCTACAATAAATGCCACTGCTATGGTAGCAGGAACAAGTTATAAAATTGTATCAACTGGAACCACTTTATTTACTACTGTTGGTGCAACTAGCAATGCAGTAGGAACATTGTTTCAAGCCACTGCACCAGGCACAGGTACAGGAACAGTTGCAATTATGCCAAGTTGGACACAAACACAAGCTGCTAGTGGGCGCAGTCTGGGCAGATTTTCAAGTCCTGCTTATACGTTCCTTGTACAAGGTAGTTTGGTAAAGTTTGTACCGCCTACTGGCAAGTATTTTGATGCTCAAAATCAAATACAAACTGGAACTCCTACCACCGAATTTCAACGAACTGAATTATGGGCCAGCATTGTAAATTACGACGTGCCCGGGCCTGCCGAGACAGCAACATTGAGTGTATTAGTACCTACCGGAGCGATTGTAAGTCAAATTATTCCGGTATTTGCCAACGATTGGTCAGAATCATTGATATCGGACATTGTAGCTCAAATTTTGAGTTTCAAAACTTTTGGACTTAGATATGATATACCATCATTATCATGGAAAATAATCGAAAGTCAAAATTTAGGCACAGGCGATTTCAGTTTGACCAATGCTGGTAGTACAGCCGGAACTGCTCTAGACAATAGTTGGTTTTTAAGTCTTTCATATTCGAACGGTCAATATACCGCAGTCAGTAGGGGAATAGATTACTATTTTCAAAGTGAAAGAGAAACTAGATTCTACTTTGATCCAGACATTAGGGTTTATGATAGTAGAACAGCAACTACTCTTGTTGATAGTATTAAAGTGTTGCGTACAAACACTTTGCCAGACTCTAGCGATGCTTTATTTTACAGCCAAACTTATCGCATTTGGGAAAGAGCATTTGGTACAAATGGAACAGAAGACAATAGAAAAATAAGAGTTACTTTTCCTGATGATAATTTAGACGAAGTACCAGATAACCCAGATCTTTTTGTTAGGCTCATTGAACCTTCAGTAAATGCACGTAACAAATTAATTTATTTTGTTCAGAATAGAAATCAATATGATTTCTTACAATACGATTTATTGGATCAAAGTGATGTTGTTAGTGAATATGACACTGAAAATGAAATTTTAGATTTTATTTCTTTGTATGCACCTGGAACAATTTTTTATGCATTTGAAGATCAATTGTTTTATGTGTCTGATGGTACAACCATAACTCAATCTGATTCCTACATAGCTTTTGTTGGAAGACAAAATCTACAATTTCAATATAGACACAATGCACCTAACACAAGACGTATTGATCCTAGTCCTAATAACTTGATTGATTTTTATATTCTTACTAAGAGTTATTCTGATGATTATTTTGCCTATATCAATGACTCTAGCGGAAAAATTACAGAGCCAACCCCGCCATCTGCGGCTGAATTACAGACAGAATTTAGTTCAATCGAATCTTACAAAACAGTGAGTGACAGCATAATTTATAATCCTGCTGTTTTTAAACCTTTGTTTGGTAATAAAGCACAACCAAGTTTAAGATCAACTTTTAAAGTTGTTAAAAATCCAAACATTATTATTAGCGATAACGAAATCAAAAGTCAGGTAATTGCAGCTATTAATGATTATTTCAATATTAATAATTGGGACTTTGGCGAAACTTTTTATTTTAGCGAGTTAAGTGCTTACCTACATACATCTTTGGTTCCTAATGTAAGCAGCATTGTAATTGTGCCAGCAGATACAAGTTCGCAATTTGGAAATTTATATCAAATCAATGCAGACCCGGATGAAATTTTAGTAAGCGCAGCCACAGTGGATAATGTACAAGTCATTTCAGCGATAACAGCAGCACAATTAAACATTAATGTAACGTAGGAATAATAATGGCGGTTTTTAAAACTCTACAATTTTTACCAGAAGTTTTTAGGACAGAAACTAACAAAAAGTTTCTTAATGCTACAACGGATCAACTTTTAAGTGAGCCAAACTTGGTTAGAGTTTCTGGCTATATTGGAAGAAAACTAGCACCTTCATTTAAAGTTACTGACAGTTATGTTACAGAACCCACTCAAGACAGACAAAATTATCAAGTTGAACCCACGATAATAATTAAAAATCCAGTAAATGAAAAGTTAGAATTTGCAACTACATATGCAGATATCACTAACAAAATAAGTTATTACGGTGGCTTTGATAATAATCATAATCGCTTGTTTGATAATGAATTCTATTCCTATGATCCTCAAATTGATTTAGATAAATTTGTTAATTTTGTTCAATACTATTGGTTAGAGAACGGCCCAGACGAAATAATAATTAGTGCAGCCGATGTACCAACTGAAGCAAATTTTGATATTACCTATGATGCTACAAAGGGCTCATATTCGGTAAGTGGTTTTAACGCTATTACCAATCCATTAATAACTTTAGCTCGTGGAGGATCATATACATTTAATATCAATGAACCCGGCAACAAATTTTTTATACAATCTAAACCAGGGGTATCCGGCTTTGATCCAAATCTAAATAATTTAGAAACTAGAAATGTATTAGGTGTGTCTAACAATGGACAGGACACAGGTTCGGTAACTTTTGATGTGCCATCTGCTACTGCGCAAATTGAATGGACATTGATGCCGATAGTAGATCAGGTTAATTATGCAACCAGTTTGAGTTATCAAGATTTACAAGGTTGTTTGATAAGTGATCTGGTAAATTTAGGCGGCTTTGATGGCGCTTCTACTTCTTTTGATAACTTATCAATTGTATTTGTCAATAATGAATACATAGATGAACAATATTGGCACAATACTGCTAGAGTGATTGATGACGTTATCTATCTCGATCAAGATGTTGTTGTACCTCTTGAGTCAAGAACCAGCATATTTCAAACAAGTGTTTATCCAGATGCACAAGGAGATTTGCGTTTATATTTGACCATAAAATTTAGTGTTCAAAATGAAAGTAAGGTAAGAATTATATCTGGTCTAGAAAACACTGGCAGAGAGTTTTACAAACGATCAAATATTTTTAACCAGGTTCCGCCATTAACAGCAGCGTTGGATTTTTTATACTATCAAAGCGATCAGTCTGATAATGCGGTTGGGGTTATAAGACTAGTAGATTACAATGCATTTACTATTGATCCAGCAACTGAGATTGTGGGACAAAAAAATTATGTTAGTCCCAACGGTATTACATTCACAAATGGATTAAAGATTACTTTTGATTCAACTGCTGTGGCTCCTTATACAAATAATACCTATTATGTAGAAGGTGTAGGCACATCTATAAAACTTGTAGAAGCAAATACATTATTTTCTACCGAATTAGATAATGATTTATCTAATCCTGATTACATTACTATCAATAGAAGTTCCATTGATAACAATGCATGGTCAAGAAGTAATAGATGGTTTCATGTAAATATTTTGGAAAAAACAGCAGAGTATAACAATACTCAACTGTTGATCAATCAGAATTTACGG